GCCCTATCAGACCAGCCTTGCCGCCTGCACCTGCAACGATTTTGTGAAACGGAAAAAGCCCTGCAAGCATATCTATCGCCTTGCTATGGAGCTTGGGATCATCCCTCTGGACTATAAGACGGGCAGGAGCAGCGGCGAACGGAACGAAGCACAGATCAGCTTTGAGGACAGCATTGCCCTTGTGGAACAGCTTTCCGAGGCTGCACAAAAGCACATCGAGAATATGCTGTACTATACCAGCGAGCGGGTAGACGACCGCCAGCGGGCCGTTACCTGCTACGATCTCGACGTTTCCGAAGAGCTGCGCACGTCGCCGCTGATCCACGAAAACCCGTACCCGCTGGCCGAACAGCTTTCTAAGCTCTCGAAACCAGCTTTGGTAATGATCTTGGATGCCATCCACCGCGATGACAAGCCCCGCCGCAGCGCAGCCAAAGCCAAAATCGTGGAGTGGATCGCCGAAAACGTGCCCATGCTGGCAAACGAACTGCCGCCGTGTGCGTCCTTCTCCTTCGTGGAGGTGTTCGACAAAGCACAGCGGGACGTTTACAAGTATCTGCGGCGCAAATATGACACGGAAACGGACTGGTACACCGGGTTTGAATATCCCGCCGGGGCAGGTCTCCCCAACGAAAACGAACTTGTGTTTTACTTCCCGGAAGATCGTGTGACTGCCGCCCTCACGAAATACGGCTGTAACCGCTGCCTGCATGGGTACATCCCCACGAAATCGAATCACTGATTTTGTACACGAAATTCACTTTTTTGTGATTGAATTGAACTTTTTCGTTATCAAAACTTCAACTCATTCACGAAAACCGCACGAAATGGAGCATTTTCATGGATGAAACTGAATTTTTCGC